GATAACATATTAATTCTGCGTTGTCAATATCCAAACATACCTTTATTTTTTTATTTTCACCCACATTGGCATAGATATTGCTAGTCATAATCCAATTATCCAATTGATACTCATTGTCAATTCATACTCGTAGTTAATTGCGAACAGTTGTAATAATTACAATCACAATCTACTCCTAATTAATGTTGCGAATCAGCAATACTTATTGCGAACTCCTACTAACTTATACCCCCCATACCCAAGATTAATCATACGTCCAACTCCCAACAATGAGTATATACATTTTTGCTATTTTCCATCACCTCATCTTTATTGTCATATTAATTTAACTTAAACAACAAAAGAAATTGCTTAACATATATATAATATATAACTACAAAAGCTCTTAACGCGCACGTTATTATAGCGTTTATCACAATATGCTATAACCCATTGATTTATAATGGTTTACACGATTTCTCTTGACTTTCAATTTGAAATTTCGTATATTATACCTGTGTCGTTAACCTTAATAATTAAATGGAGGTAGTATGTTAGCAGAATGTGCAGTTACACAAGAAGCTGCTGCGATACTTTCGTATGTTGAAGGGAATGTACAAAGACTGCATGGGGAAGAGAACTATGATCTTCGTATGCAAATTATACTTGGAGTATTGATGGGGGAACTATGTGGCAGATTAAAGGCTTCGAGCCCTTCGCTCAATGCAACCACAAGTACGGGTATATCACAGCGGATGGGCAAGGAAGAATTCTCGCAGTAACCTGGAAGGAGAGGTTTAGTGGGATTGCAACTCGTTGTTACTATCCCGATGCTGAAGACTATTCAACTCACCCTGAACTCGGTAATCCAGAATCTCTTAAGGTTATGGATTGGATTAAAGACCGAGATGGAGTTGTTGCGAGACTACTTGACGTTAAGGTAGGAGAAGTCAAAGGAATATTCAATGCCTTCATCTATACTATATTCGGATGCAATGTTTACTCTCGCGGAAACTTCCAACTCGCCTTTGACCGGCCATACTACTCCTCCCTCAAGACAACCGAGAATACCAAGAGAACAAGATTCACGATTGGAGATGCATCAATCGTACTTGCCTATGTTAAGAATAAGTGCGATGTTTATGCAGCGTTCGAGGAGGTCACTGGTCTCAAGGTTGATAATCTCAATCGGAAGGCTATCGCTAAGAATCGAATCAACAAAGCATTAAGATCTGAACAGGGGAGAATGCTTCTGATGGCTACAATGCGTGAATATCTTCAACAACAAGGAATCACACCCGAAGTCTTTGCGCAACGACTTCTTGATTCTGTTCCAGATAAGATTATGAATAAAACACAACTCGAGATGTGGGAACTCATTGGGTTATTGTCACCAGATGTACGCAAGGAACTTCTTGAAGCAAAAGGAGAAGAAGTTCCCGAGAATGGAGATGGGAAGTATTTACTACCAGGAACCAAGGATGCGAAGGAAGCAAGTTATGAAGACGTTTGCCAAATCTGCAATGGAACCCGTAAGTATAAAGCGCAGGTACGTTTCTCGGAGGAAAGTGAAGAGACAAGAGAAGTCGAACTCGATTGTCCAGTTTGCATGGCGAAGAATGCCAATAAGCAACTGTCCGAAGTGTCACAAGCGTCTGTTGCGATGCGCCTTTAGAACTGTTGATGGATATTGCTGGGATTGTGGATTAGCTATTGCTCATGATACTTATCTTGGGATTAAGCAAACAATCTCTGGAGGATCAAATGCCAGTTCGACAAGTAGGTAAAAATATTGTTGAGAAAGCAACCGGTAAAGTTGTTGGGCACTCTACTTCAGTGAAGAAAGCAAAGGCAGCTGCAAGAATTCGCAACTGGGCTCATCACGCAAAGAAGCAGGGTGGTAAGGCCTACGCTGAGTTCAAGCGTAGTTTTGGAGACTAACTTATTTATGGAGGTATTATGGGAGTAGTTAATTTCTTCGTTGGAATCTGGAACTGGTTCAATGGCAGCAAGACAAAGATCGGAGCTGTTTGCCTGGCGGCTGCTGCTCTACTTCCCGAAGGTGTAATGATCTTTGGGTATGATCTGAAGGCTGCATTGATCTGGATTGGTGGTATCTTCTCGGGTGTTGGTCTTGCACACCTTGCGGTCAAGGCTAATGCCGAACCAGGCGCAACAGCTTAATTGGATAGGGCATACCTTGAGACCCATTCGTCTTCGTCGGATGAGATGGATAAACTTAGGGTATGCTCTACCATTTTTAATAAGGAAGAAACTTCGATGGCTACTTTTGTTGCTCATGGTTTGCTTGGTTCTGGTGTTATGGCTGCTCCTGCACGAGCATTGGGTTTACCTAAATGGGTTATGAACTTGGTAGCTATATATGGCTTTATTCTTGGGAGTTTCCCAGACGCGTGGGACTGGATAATGGCTACATTCTTCGGAGCTCAACGGTGGGTATTATATTCGATCTATCATGCTCACAAACTTCCGCACTGGGACTTTTCTGCCCCAACCTATCTTCTTTATCAACCACCATTTTTCTTACATATTTTTATTGATTCTTGGTTTCACGATCCAGCAAAACCTGGCTGGAATTGGTGGTCGGAACTTTGGTGGCTTGAAGTATTGATGTGGATAGTAAGTGGATTATTTTTATTCTATACTTATCGCGAGGCAATACAAAAATGCCTAGGACAAAGGGAATCTAGTACGCAAGAGGTAAAAGATTGAAATGCTTCTTTGAAAAATGTATTAAAGAAGCCGAGAAGGATGGACTATGTGAAATCCATTACTGGCATCGAATTTGGTTAGATAACTCTAAAATAGATAATCTTGGCATTGCAGTATTTGCCAAGATGATAGTTCCTGAATGGATAAGGAGTGAGATACCTGCATTTCATAATGAGGTATATTACTCCTTTGTTTCTTTATATTCAAAAGATAAGGTAGATAAATATGACAGATTACTTGCAGAGATTGCGTTTCGCGGAGCTGCGAAAACAACGATCTCCAAAATCATACTTCTCTACTGTTGTTGTTTCTCACTCGAGAAACTTATTATTTATTGTTCCGAGACTAACTCATTCGCCGTGCAAGATGTTTCAGAAGTTAAACGTGAGCTTGGAAACAATGAATTCATCAAGCATTACTTTGGGAAGATTAATTCGAAGAAAGTAATGGGGCAAGATGGTAAATGGTCACAAGATGCGTTTATGACTATGCCATCTCCTTATGTTAATGCTAAGCGTGGGACATATGTACTTGCACGTGGAGTTGGACAACAGGTACGATCTGCACTTCGTAACTCGTATCGTCCAACACTTGCCATAGTAAATGATATGTATTCTAAGGATACTGTAAAAACTGAATATACGCGAGCTGAAATGGCAAAGTGGTTTTTTCAGGATATGTTTAATGCAGTAGATGATATTGATGGAAAAGTATTCTTTAATGGAACGATTCTGCATCAAGATACAGTGCCCGTTACCCTCGAGCAGAACGATAGTTGGAAAGTACTCAAATATCCAGTTATGGATATTGAAGATTTCTACAGATTATTGGATGAAAAGAATGGACTATGTGAAAAGACCGAGAATAAAATACTCATCAAGGATGAGGAAGGTATAAGAAAGTTTCAGGATACTTGTCACCTGTACTGGCCCGAGAGACTTAATCTTCTTTATATTCTCAAAAAATATAAAGAAGCTTATGAATCAAATCAGTCTGCTGGATTCTTCCAGGAGTATTTTCATATTGTAGTTCCAATGGACGAGAAGTCTTTTAAGAATATCCAACGAGTAAAGATGAATTTTATTCGTGCTGATAATAAAACTTGGTTAAAGGTAAATTTTGATAAGGATACAGAAGTAATATATGAAGTTAATATGTTCATTGGACTTGATGCTGCATCTGGAACTACGCAAGGATCAAAGTTCTCAGTTGTATTATATTTAGCAATGAATCAGTTTCGACAGATATTTGTTCTTGGCTATTCGCGTGGCAAGTATGGTATGCGAGATGAATTAAAACCTGGTTATAGAAAACCTGGAGATTCTGATGTTGTTGAAGCTGACCGCAGTAATCTTATTCGCATAGGTATGGTGGACGAGGAAATACGACTAGTTAAACAATATAGGATTGTTGCTTCTTGTATTGAAACAGTACAACAACAACAATCTATTTTTGATGAGATTAACCGTATCATGAGAGTTAATAATGCTTTTCATAGATTGCATAGTGTAAAGCCAACACAAGAAAAGATTGAACGAGATGCAAATACTTTAATGCCATTCTTTCAATCGGGAAGTATTTATTTTAACTATGGACTTGAAGCACTCGAACAAGAGATTGAACAATTTCCAAGAGCAGCAACAATAGATATAATTGATGCTTTACAAATGGCTGTATCTATTGCCACACCCTCAGATGGAGCTGATTTTACGGAAGTATATAAACGTAAAGAAGAGAATGAGTATGAAACTAATTTTTATGTCTTATAACTAGTTGTCAAATAAATTAGGACTTGACAAGTCATAAATTATTTTGTATATTGTACCTATGAGTATAGCTGACGAAAATAGAGCTTTAAAGAATGATTATATAGAACAACTTACACCTCTTCGTAATCGAGCCTCTCGGTACGAGTCATTCTTCCGTGGTGGTCAGTATTCCCGCAGAGAAAAGAAACTCCTCAAGCAGTATGGTCTTATTCCTGTCGTAATTAATGTAGTACGCCCATTATTGAGCCAGCGTCGAGCAATCCTAACTTCCTCCAAACCTACGTGGAAGGTAGTACCCCTTCAAGGTGGGAATAAAGAGGTTGCCGACGCAGCTCAACAATTTTTGGTTGGTAAGTGGAATGCTGACTATATTGATACTCAGTTAAACCTTGCTCTTAAGGATTGTCTAATAACTGGATTTGGTTTCTTGTTTGTTGATCTCGCTTCGTTCCTCGATAATTCTACTTTTGATATTAATATACGCAAATTAAGTTGGAAATATGTTCTCCCAGATCCCAATGCTCAAGAGTTCGATCTTTCTGATGCTGAAAATATCCTCATCAGAAAATTCGTTAGTCTTAATCGAGCACAAGTGTTATATGGACTCACAAAGGAACAAGCCAATTCTGCTATCTCCTCTGAGGTTACTGCAAACTCATCCAACAATACCTCAACTAATCAAGTTGAGATATTGGATAGGTTCTCGAAGTATCCAGTTACCCAGCATCATGTTATACCGAACAAGGGCGAACATCTTCGCGACCTCCCGACAGTATTTTATACAGACGATCTTAAGTCAAAGGTAAGTGAAGAGAATCGTGCACTCGCCAAAGATATGGAGATATTGGCTGTATCGGGGCAGATAGAAGTTAGTCGAATGAAGCAACTCCATATTTATCGTTCTATATCCTGTGGAGAACTTGATGTATATGAAGGTATAATGAATATTCGAGATTATCCGATTATTCCTTTTATAGATGAACATGGCAATACTTTTCTTGACGCACAAGGAGATACGGAATTTATTGAGGGTATTCAGAAATCTATCAATAAATTCTATCTTCTTACTATGCACAATGCAATGCTTACTGGTAACTTCCGAGTTATGGGTCCAGAAAAAGCAGTCAAGAATAAAACGCAGTTCCAACGAACATCTACACTTCCTGGAGCATATCTTGGATATGATCCAGACCCCACTCTTCCAGATGGTGGTAAACCAACTGTTATCCAACCAGGTCAGTTGTCTTCAGCCTTCTATAATCTCTCACTTGATCTTATGGAGAAGGCGAAATTTGAGACCAATACCTATGGCCCGATGCTTGGTGATACTAAGACAACCCCAGAAACATTCTCGACAACTGCCTCACTTCAAGATTTTGGAACACAGTCAATAAAAGAACTTGCTCGTCGTGTAGATATAATGGTTGCTAAATGCGGAGAAGTTGTTCTTCAGTATATTCAAAACTATACTGATCGTGGAGAATTACTTGAGTTTGTAGATATGGAGAATGGAAAACTTACTTCTCCAATGATGGATGCTCCAACTCTTGGAGGTCAAGAAACTACATCGCCTGATCAGGGTGGGTTACCCGCACCAGACGCAGTAAAAGAACAAGAAGCAAAACAACAAGTTGCAATAAAACTTAATGAGATAATTGTCAAGGACGGTATCGTATCTGAGATCAAGAATAATACTAGACTTGGTAAATATGCCGTAAAGGTTCTTACGCAACCTAATCTTGGTAGTGACAGACTCATCAAGGCTTCATTCTTGCAGAATATGATTATGAATAAAGCTATTCCAGTTACTCCAGCATTACTTGCTATGTTGATGGATCTTATGGAAGTTCCTAATTCTGCTAAACTTATTGAGCAGATGAATAAAGAAACAGATGCATCGTCGAAAGCAAAGATGCTTGAAGAGAATCTTACCGAACTCGCTAGACGACTGAAGATAGCAGAGAATGAAAATATGAAACTGACAAAACGTTTGGAGGTTAAGGATCTCCAGACTGAAATCGAAGTGATGAAAGCTGAACTCAAAGGTCAGGGTAAAGCTGCACTCGATACTATTGATGATCAGATAGAAAAGATTATAGGTGAAGTGTCAGATAATTTGCAACCTAGTAATGGAAATGGAGAACAATAAAATGGCTAGAGATACTGAAGCATCACCAGTAACAGGAACCCAAAATACTGAAGTTACTCTTACCGAAGTAACTGTTCCAGATGCTGAGACTGTAACTGATCAGTCTCCAGAACGGTATGATTTTGACTTCGAATATTTGGCTTCTGATAATGGTGGTACGAAAAAGGAAGATGCAACACCTACTCCCGAAGTGGAGAAGACTGCATCCGAAGAGAAGTCTGAAAGTGCTTCTATAAAGATTGATATACCTCCAATCGCAGCAAAAGTTGAAGGTGATGCAATTGTTCCTTCGGTAACAAAAGAGGAACCAACCAGTCAGCCTTCTGACTACGAGAAGAGATATAAAGATCTTCAATCCTTCCACGATAAAAGCTTGTCAGAACGCACTAAAGAGATGGAGGTTCTGAAGTCAGAACTCGAATCTCTTAAGTCTTTTAAACTTGCGAAAGAGGAAGTCGAAAAGAACCCTCTCGCTTTTGTACAGCAGTACTTCCCCGAGTTAGCTGAACAGATTAGCCCTCAGCGGATGATTATTAAGAAGCTCGTCGAGGAATTTGGAGCTGAAACAATAGAAGCCTATCGCCCTGAAGAGGCGTTAATCGAAGGCTCGAACAGCTCAAAAATCCATGAGCGTGAACTTGAACTCCGCGAACAGCTTCAGCGATCAAAACTCGATGCCGAATTTAAACGGCGAGAAGAGACACAAAAGCGAGAGGCTATTTTTACTGAATCGAAAAATCGGGTTATGAAGACTTATGGGCTGAACGAAGAACAATTCAATAAAGAGATCGTCGAATGGAGTAAGAATCAACCTCCAGATCTTATGATGATCGCTCGGAATCGTTACTTCGATTGGCACGTTACTCAGGCGGTCGAACAAGCTTTAGCCGGTAAGAAGAAGGAGAAAGTTGAGGCTCCCCCTCCATCGGTTGCAGGTATGGGCGGTGGTACTAGCGACGGAGAGCAGACTTCTCGTGAATTTAAAGAGCTCCAAGATACATTTGGAGATATGTAATTAACTCCGAAAGGTAGATTATGCCAGCTGCATTGGGAACCGTGAAAACTGGAACCTTTGGCGTAGTTGATCTGTATACAGAACAGAGAAAATACGACAAAGATAAATCCAAGTTTTTCATCTGGCGCGAACGTGGACACGCTGCATTGGTGCATACTCTTATTACCAAGATGGCAAAAGCTGAGGCGACTGATCCTGAACCTAAGCATTTTGAAGACGGCTATCGGAAGTTCGAGTTTGCAATGACTGCTGCCTCTACTTCGTCAGGTGGAGCACTTGAAGATATAATCTCATTGGCAACAGCAGACGCAGATCAGCTTCAAACTGGTGATCTGTTGACTGTTGATGCTGGATCAGCTTCAATCTGGTGCAATATTGCTTCGAGTGTAATTACTTATGGTGCGCGGTCTACTACCTATACAACGCGCGAAGTAATTGAAGTTATCTCGAAGGGTGCTCCAGGTGGTGGTAACGTTCTTATCACAGTTCGTCGTGGTGTTGGTGCTACTACACCTACTACACCACCCGATATACCGACAACAACGAAGGTCTGGCATACTGGCGAGGCATCAGA